ATTAATGATTGTAGGCATTTATTTATTATCTCCTTCGGATTAGTTCAGCGTCTTTTGGCTGAGGTCGATGACGATGAACTCTGCTGGGTATTGAAGAGCAACACCAACTTGAATGTGAACTTCACCGTTTGCAATATCTGCATCTGAGTTGTTCTCTGCATCGCACTTTACAAAGTAAGACTGCGTTTGGGTTGCCCCACGAAGACCACCTTGATTGCGATACTCACTTAAGAAAGAACCAATATTAGTATTAATACGGGCCCACAATCTTTCGTCATTATTTTCAAATAGTGCAAACTCTGTTAAGTCCTTTAAATTTTTACGAATGTAAATTAAAGAACGTCTCATGTTCACATACTTGTTTGCAGTTCCATCTTGCTTTAATGTACGAGCACCCATTACAGAAAGACCAGCGCCAGGAATTTGACGAATTGGATTTACTGGAGAAGTACTTGCATTCATAGTATCTAACTCTGCAGATGTAAATGTTTTTTCTACAGAGACGATTCCTAGTACTGGAGTTGAGATACCAGCAGGGGCCTTGAATACGCCTCGGCTTGCATCTGTTGATAGGTAAAGACCAACAACTGCACCAGTAGGCTCAATCTTACGAAGTGCTCCAGAACTACGTCCTAGTGGATCTGAAATAAAGATATTTGGATAGTAGACAGCCGCATTGCTTGTATCAGTAAGAGATCCAGCAAAAGAAACAGCATTTGCTACTGTTAGATCTGGATCAGTTCCAATAACAACAAAGCCGTTATTTTCTTCTGCCCAAGAGGTTGCTGCATCAAATACTCCGACCGTTCCAGATGCTAATGCATTTGCAACAGGTAAGAACACAACTAGTGGACGATCAAGAGATGTGAATCTCTCAAACACTGAAGCGCCACTAGCCTTGTAACTAGTGTAATCAGTAGATGCTGTAGCAGTTCCATCTGAACCACTTGTTAGTGGATAAGTGGCTAGAGTAATTGATGCACCAACATAATTACCCGCAACAGATACTGAGATGTTTGGTGAGATGATGTTGATTACTGTTGGAGCATAATCACTTGAAGTAGCATCATCAAACACAATGTTCTCGTAACGCTCAAGCAGTACATCATCAGAAATGTCATTTGCTACACCTGACTCTTTGAAAAGAGTAAGGGTATAAGTGCTTGCAACTTGACCAGCAGTTAATACAACACGAAGGTTGTTACCGTCTGTTCCAGCATTCTTTGAAGTAACAGTCGCAGCAGTTGCACCGCCACTATCTGTTAAGTTTCTAGAAGCAGCAACAGCGTTAGCCGCAAGTAGACGTTGAACATACAGTTCACGTCCGCCATTTGCAAAGAATGAGCCAACTTGGAAGGTGGCTGGATAGGTTGCGTTGTAACCTCCGAAGTACTTGGTAAATTCATACCAAGAATTAACAAGGGTTACTGTTTCTGGGCCTTGTGCAAAAGGTGCAACAACTGCGCCAGCAGCATTTGCAGTAACTCCACTTGGGAGTACTGGTGGTAGTAGGCGTTCACTTATGTAAACACCTGGACGGCTATAAGCCATTTTTTCTCCTAACTAGTTTGGGGGAGGGACCTTATGGTGCCGATTGAGTGTACGTATCGATGGTAGTGAACTGAGAGCGACCAAGGGTCTGACTTCCAGTTGTACCTGTGACGTTTATTTGCAACACTTTGTACAGATTGTTATATGTTTCAGGCGCAATCTCAGAAGAGACACGAACTGTCATAGCATTTACAAACAGTCGTTTTCCTTGTTCAGTAATATCTCTCTTAGATATGTCAAGAACGTCTAAACGACGAGTAGTTCCAAATACAGTATTTGGCCCTGTGTTTAACACAGCAAACCGTAGTGGAACTTTTGTAAATAACAATTGAGATAAAATTTGACGATCATGACGTGGTTGACGAGAGTATGAAGTAATTTGATAATCAATATTTACAGGAATTGGATAGTTAATTTCCCAGTTATGTTCATCATTATCCCAAGCAGTACTTTCGCCAATGACTGTTGGGTTAGTTAAATACGCTGGCTTTACCTTGCCTCTCATAGCACGAGAGAAGTCTTCAGAGATATCGACCATATCAATAGTGATGTAAGGGTATGACTGAGCACGAATTTCCTGGTCAGGTTGTCCAAACCAGACTCCTACTTTTCTAGTAGTACCTGGTGTAGCAGTGCCACCTGAAACAACGCTTGCAATGTTTGCATTTGTTTTTGCATATTTAAATGTAGTAGGAGTTGGAATTAATGTAATGTTGTAGGTGCCATTAAAGGCAGTTGCAGTACCAGCAATAGTAACTGTGTCTCCAACTTTAAAGCCATGTTCTGTAGATGTAGTTATTGTAACTACATTATTAGTAAGCGCTCTATTTGTAATAGTTTTTGCCGTAGCAGAAGAAGCCTTCTGATCAGTAACCGTCATCTCTTTTAACAAGTCTCTCAACGCTTCATCTTCTTCTAAAAGGAAGGTCATAGGTAGCCATCCATGTGCTGCATTGTGCGGGCTAGCATAAATTTCTCAGACTCTTGCTGACGATTGTTGAAGCGACGCATAGCAGCAGTTGGTTGACTACTTGGAGTTCCGTACTCAAGATCTAATATCTCTGTCTTGTGGTCTGGGTTGCCGTGAATAGTAAAGGCACCGTTAGAGTGACGGACATGGAGGTTTCGTACAATTTTTTCAGGCCAACCTGATGCTCTAGCCTCTGATCGTAAATGAGCGCCCATGAACCTTGTAGTTTCTACACTGGCTCTATTTAAAGACTCTCTGGCTTTTTTTAGGTAGGTCACTTTTTTTTCTTCGCTTTCGCTTTTGCTTTGGAAGCAACGTAGACAGCACCAGCAAGATAGGCTGCGGTTGTACCTGCAATTAGCGATGCGATAGCGGGACGCTTTTCTTTAGGGCGGAATCCAAACACACCCCGAATAAACTCTTCACGTTCGCCTTGATTATTAATCTCAGCGGCTTGTTCGTACCAAGGCTTGTAAGCCATAATAAATAACCCCTTTATCGCAACCTGTGGGAACAGTATTCAGGCACCGCAGTGGTGTTCTGATATGTTAATGATAAACAAGAAAGGCCCCTTTCGGGGCCTAACTAGTTACTTCTTTTTAATCTTTTTAACAATTGCTACATCCATCTTGCGGTCATCCTCTTGGGACTTAGGCTTGCGATGCTTCTTATCCATCTTTTCAAACTTGGCCTTCTCTTCTTTATCCAATCCCTTTGTGGTCTTGGCATCTTGCTTCTTGTCAGAGGCCTTGGTGTACTTCATTAGACGATTTTCTTTTTCTTCTTCTTCTTTAGCGCCTTAAAATCTGCGCCAGTAATTTTATCAGCAGGCTTTGCAGCGTTAGCAATCTTCATCTGCTTAGGGCTTAGTGACTTCTTCATTACTTACCCTTCTGGCAAATGGAACACTTGCACTTGCAGTTCTTCATTGTGCATTTAAGGGCCATTATTTTTTGTCCTTCTTCTTGTCTGTCTTCTTCTTAGCATACTTATTATTAGCAGCGGCTAGAGTCTTCATGCCGTGCTTATCTTTTGGCTTCATACAGCCACAGGTAGCGCACATTATTTACCCTTTGGCTTTGGCTTGGCTTTTGGACCCTTACCGAATCCTGGCTGACCCTTTTTCTTACCACATCCACATGTTGCACACATTGGCTTTTCCTATCTATGTCTTGCCGTTTTTTTGGCAATTGTTTTTGGTTGTTTTACAAACTGCTTTCCCTTGCTATTGCCTTCTGCTTTAGCACGGTTGGTGGCAGCCTTTTCTGAAGGAGTAAGAGTATCCCACGCTTTGTCTGGTAGGTAACGCTTTTTACCTTTAGATTCTTTTCCATCTGAAGTGCGCCATTTTTCATTGCCCCACTTCTTCAGGGATTGTTGTGATTTTGCAAGAGCCATCTTAGTTCTTATAACCTCCGCCTGACTTCTTATACTCTGCAGCAAGAAGTTGAGCCTTACGAGCAGACCACTCTCCTGGATCTCCGCCTTTAGTTCCAGCCTTTATCTTTTTAAATAAACTCTTACGCATCCCAGGCTTGGTGTAATTACCAGCCTCATTTACTTTTGACTTTGGTTTTGCTGCTTTTTTTGGCACTCTTAACTCCTCCACTCTTTGGTACACAGTTAGGAACTCTCTTACCATTCTTCATCTTAAAACCTTTTTGAACATAACCTTCCCAACAAGCCACTAGCAATCCCACTTTCTTAGTGCTAGTGCTTTACGAGTTGGCTTACCATTCTTTTCCATTGGTCCTGGCATTCCACCCATCCTTGCACAGAAGGATTTACGACGGGCTGCGGACTTCTTAGACTTCTTTGCTTGTTTAGCAGATACGGGAGGTTTTAAATCTGAACCTGGATTTGCTTTCTCATAAGATTTGCGACCCTTTTCATTTAAACCACCCTTGGCATTCTTACCTTCTTTACGTGTCCACGCTGCTGTCTTTGCCATTATCTTCCCTGACTTCTATGAGCATTGCTCTTGTGGAATTTCTGCACGGCCTTCACGCCCTGCTTTATGGTTCTTGATCCACCCTTTTTTGTGAGGTTGATTTTATCCCACTTACCTTGATTTGTATTAGTGTGATCAACAATGACGTCGCCCTTTTTATTTTTAGAAACCTTATGAACTACTCTGGCTTTCTTTCCAGGAATACCAGTAGTAAGAGTTACTGGCTTCTCTTCTTTCTTCTTATCAGCCATCAGGTCACCGACTTCTTATGCTTATAACGAATTGGGGCTTTAGGTCTTCTTACTATGCCGCCCTTCTTTCTCTTTAATTTTGCGCCACCAGACTCATACTTACTCTCAGTAACATTTGTTTGAATATTCTTTTGAGGCTGCTTACCAGCCCTTGCGCCAATTCCTCTACGTCGCCTTGCCATTACTTGCTCCTCTTTTTCTTTACTTTAATACTCTTATTTGGTTTTTTCTTAACAGTCTCTTTTGCATAGGAAGAAAACTTTTTATCTAGATAAGTCTTTTTTACTTTCATTTTTTCTTTTTATTCTTTGACATTCCCGCTTCGCTCATTGCAATAGCAACAGCCTGCTTCTTTGATTTAACAACTGGGCCTTTACCAGGACCCTTCTTACCTGAGTGCAACTTTCCTTCTTTGTACTCCTTCATAACCTTTTCAACTTTGCCTTTTGCTTTTTTAGTTGCCATCATCATCCTCTTCTACTTGGTCATCTAATTCTACCGCATCAAACTCAAAGAGAGATGGGTCTAATAACTCCTCAAAATTTCCCAAGGCTAGTTTGCGTATGCTTGGAACTGAGGATCGTTTACTAACTCCTCTGAGTTAACTAGGTTGCAGTCTATAGTTACTACTGAATAACGTTCGGCGTATCTTCCACGAGGCAAGACTCTTGTAGGTACAAATACCTGATCTTGAAATACCACACGATCCTTGATGTGTTGGTTTGGATCGGCAACCATTGCTGGAATAAGCCTATTTATATCTGCTACAGAAACTACAAGACGCAGAGTATCTACTACGTAGAATCCTCGTTCATTCATTATGTTTGTACCACGTATTAATTGCGCCAAAATTACAGGCAAATCAAATGGGTCATTCCATCTACGACCTTTAGTAGGGTCTTGATTTGATACATCGTAGACTGGATCTACATAATTTGCATAGTCTGCAGCAAGGGCTGCATCATCCCAAGTCCACCAATCAACAACGGTACCAATTGGATCCCTAAGTTCATCAACCATGCCCTCATCCATAGAGAGGGTCTCAAACCCTATCTTAAATCG